CGTAGCCTACTCAATAACGCAGTAGCAGATAAAACGGATGCACCGTTAACCATACATTTTGCACACGATTTGCCTGATGACTATTTCGAACAGGTCACAGCAGAAAACCTAGAACGTTCAGGTAGTGGTGTTCGATGGAAGCAGATCACAGGCCGTCGTAATGAGGCACTTGATACGCTGGTCTACAGCCTCTGCATGATGAAACTGGCTCTAAGTAAACTAGGCGGTCAACCGTTCAAGAAACTGCGTGAATATCGCAGTAGCAAACGTACCGAAACTACCAGTACTGAACAATCACAACCCGTCAAACAACCTTCCGAACAAAACAATAAATACACTAAACCAACTGCTAAAAGTATTGGTAAATCATGGTTCGGCTAAGGATAAATAAACATGAAAGGAACAATTTATATTGGTGAAGTACTTCACGAAGTACTGCCACCTAATAGCACAATTAAAATCGGCAATAGTACTGATACGTTATTCACACACAACACACAGCACGATACTGAAACGGTAACTATCGACTCCACAGATTGGAAGCCGGGTTATTACTCAGTCGTATATAACAATAATGGTGAATTAACTATCAGTACTGTCACCGTCATTGATCCAATGGCTCAGACAGACCGATTAACAGAACTGCAATTACAGCTTGATGACATTAATCAAATTATCACAGCACGTATTAATGGTGATGCCAGTACTTTGACAATCAACAATAAAACGTTGGTACATGAAGATTTGAATACATTGCTCAGTCTGAAAAATAGTATCACTAAACAGGTGAACGACCTGAAACGCAAACTAACTACAGGCAATAAAGGCTTTTTCAAAAGCACGATTCATTGCCGCTAATAACAGGAGATCACACGGAATGTGGTTTTTTAACAAACGGCAAATTGAACAACCAGCAGTACCAGCCTCTAAACCCGCCAAACAAACCCGTAAATATCAACCTACCAGTACTGAATTCAAACCCCAAAGCCGTTCACTAACCGGCCTACCAACAAAGATTATCGGCTCTTACGGTACTGGTGTTCAGAACGTCAACATCAATGCAGTACTGAGACAGTCTCTAACATCGCTACGTGATGCAAGCCGTTCACTGGTACTGCAAAACCCGTATGCACGTCGATACGTGTCACTGAGTTCTGGCACAGTTGCAGGGGCAGACGGTATCACCGTTCGACCTTCACCGATTGGCCTCGATGGTCAAACCGATCCAGTACTGGCAGACCGTTTAGACAAGCTGTTTTACGAGTGGGCATCAGATGCAAACCGCTTTAGTACTGATGGTTCTCTGTCATTCGACATCTTTCAACAACTGGTAGAGCGTGCAAGAGCTACTGATGGTGAATGTTTTGTTCGACTACATACAGACGGTGATGAACTACAGGTATCAATCATCGATGCTAGTCGTATTCCCAGTACTAAGAACGAGTTACTGAAAAATGGTTCGTACATCAGTAATGGGATAGAGCGTGATCAGCACGGTCGAGTACTGGCCTATCACGTAGCCGATATTAACCCATTGAATTACACGATTCAGACCAACAGTACTCAACGTGTACCAGCCAGTGAAGTACTGCATTATTTCATTCCAGAATTCCCAGGACAGGAACGAGGTTTCCCGGACTGTATTGCAGTAATGAAAACCCTGGAGGACTTCAATAGCTATAACGAAGCGGCAGTACTACAGAAGAAGATCGCAAGTTCGGCTATGGGGTTCATTACCAATAGCGATAATACACAGGATGAACTCTTAGACGGTGAACCAGACCAGCGTGAATACGTTGAACACTTTGAACCGGGCAGTATTAAAGAACTTGCACCAGGCCAACAGATTCAGACTCTGAACCCGCAGGCAGGTACTGACAAAATCACAGAGTTCAGTGATGCAGTACTTACGACAATTTCAACTGGCTTATCCGTACCAAAGTCGATGCTAACTGGCGACACACAAAACGCTAGTTTCAGTGCTGCGAAGATGGCAGACCGTATTAGTCGTGAAGGGTTTAAGACTCGTTCAAATCTCCTTATTTCTAAAGTGCTGAAACCTATCTACCGTGAGTTCATTAAGCGAATCATGGTTACTGAACTTAAAGAATTGAGTTTCACAAACTTTGAGAACATCGCTAACAGTACCTTCATCACTGTTAAACAGGTAAGCCTCGATCCAAATAAAGACGCACAGTACGAACAGACTCTATTACAGATGGGTGTTAAATCGAAGTCTCAAATTATACGTGATTTAGGCATGGAGCCACAGCACGTATTTGAAGAACTTAAACGAGAAGCGGAGATAAATAAAACAGAAACAATGAACAAGGACAGTTCAAATGAAATTCAAGAACCAAAAACGGGAGATGACGTTAACGAGTGACGTACTCTCTGATAATAACGACCGTACAGTACTGTTAGCTTTCAGTTCTGAAAATCCAGTAGTACGTACTATTGGTGGTCAGGAATATAACGAAATCCTTCTGCATAACCCTGAGAACGTCAATCTAGAACGACTACAGAATAAGGCCGCTCTGCTTTTCAATCATGATTTTGACAATCATATCGGTGTCGTTGAATCAGCCAGTATTGATGCTGACCGCGTAGGACGTGCTTTAGTACGTTTTAGTTCAGTAGGTATGGGTGCTGAAAAATATGAAATGGTACGTGAGGGTACACTGACCAAAGTATCAGTAGGGTACTCAATCGACGAATATCGTATTGAAGGCGACAACCTCTTAATTACTAAGTGGACTCCATTTGAGATCAGTACTGTATCCGTGCCTGCTGACGATCTAGTCGGAGTAGGGCGTTCTCTTGAAGAAGAGCAGGAACCAGAAGTACCTGAACCCGAAAATAACGACGAGCAGCCAACCGAACAAGAGGAACGAAAAGAGGAAACTGAAAATGAACCCGATGAAAATACTGAAAGTACTGCTAGTACTTCTGAGTCTGATACCGAAATCGATACCGAAGCGGAAACGATAAATAACAATGACAGTACTGGTAATGGCGAACAGCCGGAACCAGAAGAACAAAATGATGATTCAGCCGTTCAGGAAGAACAGGCCGAAGAAGATCAAAAACGCATTGCCGAAATTAACGCTATTTCACGTGCATTCAATATCCACGCTGAAATTACAAAGCAGGCAATCGAAACTGGCTTAAGCATTGATGCGTTTCGCCAACAAATTAAAAATAAACCCATTATCAAGGATGATAAAATGGAATTCTCTCTAAACTCTCTGATCCGTTCTATTATGGACGGTGACAAATCTCTGCCATCCGGTAAAAACGGTGCAGTAGTTGCTAACGCTGATTTCGCACAGGCTGTACGTGCTGGTGTAACCACCACTTCCGCAAAAGATATTATTCACACTGATGTACTCTACGGTTCATTCGTAGATATTCTGCGTGCTGAATCTGTTCTTAAGAATTTCCCAGTACAGATGTTTACCGGACTGACCTCTGAAATTGCAGTACCTAAACTTGTTGCAGATTTCGCAAATTCATTCGGCTTTATTTCTGAGAATGGTGTATCACCAGAAGTAGATGCTAATTTCGAATCTGTAGTACTGAAGCCTAAAACCTTCACTGGTTCTGTACCACTGTCACGCAGCGTAGTTAAATCCTGCCCACAGGTAGAACAAATTGTTTCACAGGCCATTGTTGCTGGTTCTGCTGAACGTCTGGAAGCCCTGATCCTGAAAGGAATCGTAGATGCAGTAGTAGCAGCGGGTAAAGTCGAAACTGTAGACGCATATACCTATGCAGGCATCGTAGCAGCACAAGGCCAACTGGGTGATGAAGGCGTTTCTTACGGTTCTATTGCGGCTGTAATGTCTCCACAGACCAAAGCAACTCTGCGTAGTACTCTGCGTGGTGGGAACACCGCAGGCGTTTACCTGTTCGATGAAGGTGATCTATGTGGTGTACCTGCCTACGACTCTAAAGTACTGGCTGGTCAGAACTTCATTATCCTCGGTGACTTCTCCAAAGTTGCTATTGCACAGTGGGGTGATTCTCTTGAGCTGGATATGGATGATACCACTAACCGTAATCGTGGTTCTGTAATCGCTCGCGTTTGGGCTGATCTGGACTTCGCAGTACTCGTACCTGAAGCCTTCCGTATCATCAAACTGGCCTAATCCTATGTATGGATGCTCTGATTAACAGTTTTGGCGAACCTTTAGTACTAGATAATGGCAGTACTATTACTGTCATTTTCGAACAGTCCGAAATAGCAATTCAAACTACCGAAGGACTTATACAAACAACAGAAAATTACTTTACATGCCGCCGTGATAAAATCACCTATGATGACTCTTTTGTACTGAATAATGTTCGGCACGAGGTTTACAACATCATTGATGATCTGTCAGGTCTATGTAACGTTTATTACAGAGAGGCTTGAGCACATGAATAATTCAATTATTAAAAATCATGTATCAAGCCTTTTTGTATCTAATGGTTTGAATGTACGCAAGGCTGCAAAAACTAACACTCAGACAGCCAATGATTACATTCTGATGATCAGCAATGTAACCGAACAATACGAACAGCTTGAATACAGCAATCGTCATTCTGTAATGCTGACAATGGATGTACTGGTTACATCGCAGAGTGAATTAAAAGCACAGCAAACAATGACAAAAGTACAGGAAGTACTTTTCAGTACTGAATTAATTACTGGCCTACTGGAGCAGGGTATTAATGTTAGTTCACTAAAACTGATTTCAGTAGTCGATGATACAGACCCTGATGCAAGTCTAGCCATAAATACCATTATGACAACGTGCCAGATTAATTACATCGCACGTCCTACAAATAATGGAGAATAACAATAATGGCAGGGATCATGCTCGGCAACCGCACGTTGCTATCTTACAGTACTGACATCAATAACTACTACCCAACAGCGGTATATACCAACATTGATAACTTGGGTGCATTCCCAGAAGTAAAAATCAGTAGTTCAAATCAGACTATCGAAACATATGATCAAGAATACCTTGCAGTACTGCGAGGTGATTTGAAGATTAGTAATGTCAGCATTGTTGTACATTACGACCCGTCTAATGTTGGTCATCAATTCCTGAACAGTGCATACAGTACTAACAAAGTATTCCAACTGAAATTTAGTATCTATGAAAGCCCGACTAGCTTACGCCAGCACTTCATTATTCTGAATGGGAAGATTACTGCACAGAAAGATGATGCTGATATTAATAAAGTGTACGGGCGTACATGGACTTATACCCCAACTTCTATTGTCAACCAGGGCAGCATTGACGAACCAGCCCCATTACTAATCGGAAACTATGGTCTGGGTGCAGACGGTACAACTGTCCCACATTACGAAGCCGATCCAACTGGTAACGCATTTATCAAAGTTGGTGCAACACGTACCGATAACCCGCTGGGTGTTGATCTACTGGGTGTAGGCATGGTTGATGCTGGTGGAACCAATAAGGCTCAGATCGTAGGTTCAGAGTCTGCAGCCCCTCGCATGGACATCAGGAACACTGACAGTACTGGATGGGATCAGGTCTACAGTACTGCAAATAAGCCCTCTCTGGCCGCAGGTGCAACGCAGGGCGTAACCGGAACATTACCTATCAGTTCTGGCGGTACAGGGGCAACCGTGGCAAGTACTGCACTCTCTAACCTGGGCGGGATGCCGAAAACGGGCGGTGCATTCACTGGTGGTGTCACAGGCACAACACTGTCACTATCCAGTACTTTAGCCGTGACAGGTGCCAGTACTCTGACTGGTGCAGTAACGGTAAACAACACGATTAACCAGGACGGTGTTGCAGCAGCAACCTATGGTCATACATCACTGAGTTCAGCAGCAGCAGGTACGAAATCATATCTACGTAAAATGCGTGGCGGTACTGGTGATACAGTTTTTCACGAAACCGTTCAATCAGGGAACTATCGATTAGCCACTGGTGCAACTACCGATAGTTCGGATGCTCTGACACTTTCAAGTACTGGCAACCTGACGATTACTGGTGCTCTGACAGCTACCGGAGCTACGTTAAGCACGCCATTGCCTATCAGTTCTGGCGGTACTGGTTCGAACGTTGCCCGAAAGGTTAATGGTTATCCCTTAACCTCAGATATTACATTATCTCAGACTGATATTGCAGGCACAGTACCAACCAGCCGTACTGTGAATAAGTTCTAACGTAGACCTTTCAGCACTCGATGTATCAGCAATGCCGTACTACGGAACCATCGTAGCAGGTACGAACCTGAATACCCTGAACGGTTCTGTATATGGTGTTTATGAGCAACCAGTAACTGCAAACGCAACTACTGCACTAAATTACCCGGTTGCCGTTGGCGGTACGTTGTTTTTACTGAAAAGTGGCGTAACTCATACGAACAGTTGTACTCAGGTCTACTATCCAGCGACATCTGATGACATCTATAACCGTACAGGCACAAGTAACAGCAGTGGCGTTGTAACCTGGTCTGCATGGGTTCGTACTGCAAACATTACCAGTGCAGGTGTGAACAGTACTATCAAGTCTCTTACTGGGCTGACCACAGCACTTTCAGTAGCACAGGGTGGTACGGCAGCAACCAATAGTACACAAGCCCTAGCAAACCTCGGGGGTGTTGCAAAAACCGTCACCGTTAATGGTCAGGCTCTTAGTGCAAACGTCGTGTTAAATGCTGATGACGTGTCAGCAGTACCAGTAACCAGGAAAATTAACGGTCAAGCACTCAGCGAAGATTTAGTACTGGGGGCACTTGATGTAAATGCATTCCCATATTATGGAACCATCGTAGCAGGTACGAACTTAAATAACCTGAACGGATCTGTTCATGGCATTTATGAACAACCTGTAAGTGCAAGTGCTACCGTGGCATTGAATTATCCAGTAGTTGCAGCGGGAACATTAGTAGTATTCAAAAATGGATTAACACATACTAATAGCTGTACTCAGGTCTATTACCCGGCTAATGCTGATGATATCTATAACCGTACAGGCACAAGTAATAGCAGTGGTGTAGTAACCTGGTCTGGATGGGTTCGTACTGCAAATATTACCAGTGCAGGGGTGAACAGTACTATCAAATCTCTTACAGGTTTGACAGTCCCATTAGTTCCGCAGACCAGAAAAGTTAATGGATACGCATTGAGTGGTGATTTAACGCTTAATGCATCAGATGTAGGGGCTGTGCCAACAACGCGTAAATTGAATGGGATCGCATTAACTAGTGACATCACACTGAATGCAGATGATGTAGGAGCATTGCCCAGCCGTGGAATTATCCCAGCAGGTACTGACCTGAATGATTTAGACGGTACAGTACAAGGTTATTATCAGCAAACTCTGAACGCAAACGCCACAGCAGCATTGAATTACCCAGTTCAATTTGCTGGAACACTTGTAGTATTGCAAAACTCAGCAACTCACGTTAAATCCTGTACGCAAATGTACTACCGTTATAATACCAATGATTTATATACACGTACCGGGTATTCAAACGGTTCAGGTGTTATTTCATGGGGTGCATGGGGCATGTATGCATACACCGATATTAACGGTGCAAACAGTACTATTAAGTCTCTTACCGGGTTAACAACGCCTGATCTTGACCCGCCATCTCCGGACAGCTTTTGTATCTTAAGTTAACGATGTCCGCTGCCGCCGATA